TTTCTGTTGACGATATTTTACAAAAAGGTGAAAAACTACACGAGAATGATAAAGACAACAGAGCATTACAAAACTTGTTATCAGGGAAAACGAAAAGGGGTGTTTATGGAGAAGAGTTTTATGTTATCAACAAACAACTCGTGGACCTATCAGAACCTTTGTTGACAGAAGAAGCAAGGGAACTCGTTCAACTCTATTATGAAGAAGATATAGACCCTGAGGGAAGGGGATATCAAAATCTTATGAGGATGATGATGGACGATGGAATATTCAAATATTTACCAAAAACAGACAATGCATGGGTGTATTTCTTGACACCTTTTATGAAACTAACAAGAAAAGAAAAACGAAGATTTAAAAAAACAAAAAACTAATTAAAAACAAAAAACATGAGTAAGGAAAAAAATGAAATCACGAAGATGGAGTTTTTGTTGACGTTGAACGACAACATCATCGTACAGAGGTTTTATAATGTTAAAAGTTTTAACGAAGATGTTAAAAACAGTATTGATTTACATGAAACTGTTAGCGATATCTACGATAAGATTCATGACGATTTAAAGAGTAAAACTGTATGGTATATGTTGGACAATCAGTTTCAAATTATGGCTGACCCGATGATACTTGAAACATCTATGACTGACGATGATGAGATGTTTAATATCTACATTAAACACAACGATAAAATTATTTTTCATAGAGGATGGGACGGAAAAATGTACCCACCAAAGGTCAGATATACCGTTGACGTACGCCCACACCTAAAGTCTGTCTTGAAGTCACTAACCGAGGTCTGCTCTTCTGACAAATTGACATGCGAATATCAAGAATATAGCCTAACTTAAGTATATTTATTTAAACAACCTTTTTAATAATTTCAATCAGCATGTCAAAAGAAAAAAATTTTGGATACCTCGGCAACACATTTCAAATTCAACTACTTAATAACATCGTCCTTTATAAGGACTTTGCTACTTCTATTGTTGATGTAATCGAGCCAAAATACTTTGACAACCAATACTTCAAGTTGATTATGCAAATTATGAAGGAGTACTATCAAAAGTACGAACATACACCTTCATATAATACATTAGAACAACTTGTTAAATCTGAAGTGTCATCACCTATGGCACAAAAGATGGTGTTGGATATGATTGACCAAGTAAAGGAAGCGCCTGCGGAAGGGGAAACGTTTGTTCAAGAAAAGGCTCTAAAGTTTTGTAAACAACAAGAACTTCAAAAAGTTATGGGTAAAGCTCAAAAAATCATCGATAAGGGTGATTTTGAAAGCTATGACCACCTTGAAGAGATGGTTAGAGAAGCCTTACAAGTTGGTGAGGTTGACACCGGAACCGCGGATGTGTTCGCTAATTTAGACGATGTTTTGGAAGAAGATTTCCGTCACCCAATCCCTATGGGGATACCTGGTATTGATAACCTTTTAAAAGGAGGTATTGCTAAAGGAGAACTTGGTGTAATATTAGCACCAACAGGCGTCGGTAAGTCTACGTTCTTGACAAAGATATCTAATCATGCTTTTAATTTGGGATATAACGTACTTCAAATCTTTTTTGAAGACAACCCAAAGATTATACAGAGAAAACATTTTACTCTTTGGACTGAAATTGCACCTGATTTATTATCTATGCATAAAGATAAAGTTCTATCAAAGGTTCAAGAAATCAGAGAAAACGCACCGAATAAACTTGTACTAAAAAAACTACCATCTGACACTTTGACTATGAATCAGATTAAAAATCAAATCCGTAAGATGATGGCTGAAGGTACTAAGGTCGATATGGTGGTTTTGGATTATATCGATTGTGTTGTCCCTGACAAAAACTTGGGTGATGAATGGAAGAGTGAAGGTTCTGTTATGAGAGGATTTGAATCGATGTGTCACGAACTTAATTTGGTTGGATGGACAGCAACTCAGGGTAATAGAAGTTCTATTTCTTCTGATGTTGTTACCACAGACCAAATGGGTGGTTCAATTAAAAAGGCTCAGGTCGGTCACGTAATTATATCGGTCGCCAAGTCATTACAACAGAAGGAGATGAACTTGGCTACCATTGCGATTACAAAGTCTCGTATCGGAAAGGATGGGGTCGTTTTTGAGAACTGTAAGTTTGATAACGAGATGTTGGTTATTGATACAGAACAAAGTGTTACTTTCTTAGGATTAGAAGAACAAAAAGAAGAAAGAAACAAAGAGAGAATTAGGGAACTTCTTGAAAAAAGGAAGCAAAAAGAAAAATAAATAATAAAACTTGTTAATATTATGGAAAACTTAAACAATATGTTAGAGAAGGATATGCGTTATGTAATTAAGAGAAGCGGGAATAAAGTACCATTTGAAACTGAAAAAATTGAAAAAGCGGTATTAAAGGCTATGGGTAGTATTGATATGGTCGATAGTGAAATGGCTGAGAAAATCGCCAGAATATCAACTAAGGCTTTGTTCAGAGGTAATAAAGAAAGAGTACCTCATGTTGATGAAATACATGATATGGTTGAAAATAAACTAATGGATAATGGGTTGAATGAAGTTGCTAAGGAATACATAGTTTATAGAGCAAAAAATAGACCAAACATTTTTTCTAAGAGAGTTAATCTAAAACCATATGACTATCCAAATCTAAACGATTATGTAGATGCTATACGTCATTCCTACTGGGTTCATACAGAGTTTAATTATACTTCGGATATACAAGATTTTAAGGTACATCTTAATGAAACTGAGAGGTCTGCGGTACAAAGGGCTATGTTAGCGATTTCTCAGATTGAAATTGCGGTAAAAACATTTTGGGGAGACATATACAAGAGAATGCCGAAACCTGAAATTGGTAATGTCGGAGCGACTTTTGCCGAGTCTGAAGTTAGACATGCGGATGCGTACTCACATCTAATTCAATTATTAGGACTTAATAAAGAGTTTGAAAATTTGTTACAGGTACCTGCAATTCGTAGAAGAATTAAATACTTGGAAAAGGCGATAGTAAACTCTAAAGCGGTTGAAAACAAAGAGTACTTTGAATCAGTAATTTTGTTCTCAATGTTTGTTGAGAATGTATCTTTATTCTCACAGTTTTTAGTTATTATGTCATTTAACAAACATAAGAATAAATTAAAGGGTATTAGTAACGCAGTGGAGGCAACCTCAAAAGAAGAAAATATTCATGCTGAATTTGGGTTTGACTTAGTAAACTTAATTAAGGAAGAAAATCCTGATTGGTGGACAGAAAATTTAGTTGAAGATTTGATAGATGCAACTCTTGAAGCATATGATGCTGAAGAGGAAATTGTTAATTGGATATTTGAAAACGGAGACTTAGACTTTTTAACTAAAAAACAAACTATGGAGTTTATAAAACACAGATTTAACGTATCATTAAATTCAATTGGTATTGATAGTATCTTTAAAGTTAACGAAACTTTATTGTCGACTACCGAATGGTTTGACGATGAAATCTTAACTACAAAACATACTGACTTCTTTAACAAGAGAAGCATTAACTACAGTAAAAAATCAAAATCAATTACATCTAACGACTTATTTTAATAATTAACTATATACAATGAAAGAGAGAAAACCATTTGATTGGATTAACGAGGAGTCTATAACATTTCTTCGTAGAGGATATTTGAGTGAAGGTGAAGAGCCTTTAGAAAGAATTAGAACAATTGCCGACCATGCTGAAAAACTTTTAGGTATGGAAGGTTTTTCTGATAAATTTTACAACTATATGAGTAAAGGGTGGTACTCACTATCTTCACCTGTATGGGCTAACTTTGGTAAAAAAAGAGGATTACCAGTAAGTTGTTTTGGTTCTAATATTGGTGATAATATTGAGTCGATTCTTTATACTCAGGCGGAAGTTGGTGAAATGAGTAAAATGGGTGGAGGTACCTCAGGATACTTTGGTAATATCAGAGAACGTGGTGCAGAAATTACAGACAATGGTCATGCTCCTGGTGCGGTTCACTTTATGAACCTATTTGAAAGTGTTGTAGATAACATATCACAGGGGTCTACTAGGAGAGGTAGATTCTCACCATATCTACCCGTTGAACATCCTGATATTATGGAGTTTTTAGAAATTGGTACCGAAGGTTTCCCTATTCAGGATTTAACACATGCGGTTACAGTTACCGATGATTTTATGTATGATATGATTGAAGGTGACGAAGAAAAAAGGGCGATATGGGCTAAGGTGATTCAAAGAAGAGGAGAGATAGGTTATCCATACATTATGTTTACTGATACTATGAACAAAAAGTCACCTGATGTATATCAAGATAAAGGAGCTAAAATATATAACTCTAATCTTTGTTCTGAGATTGCATTACACAATTCAGAAGAAGAGTCATTTGTTTGTGTCCTATCATCTATGAATGTGCTTCATTATGATGAATGGAAAGACACTGATGCAGTTGAAACTATGACTTATTTCTTAGACGCCGTTGTTACTGAGTTTTTGACTAAAATTGAAGATATTAGAGACAACGGAACTATTGAAGGTAAAAGGGCATTTTTCTACTTAGAAAAGGCTTACAATTTCGCAAAAAGACAAAGAGCCCTTGGATTAGGTGTTTTAGGTTGGCACTCACTGTTACAATCAAAAGGTTTGGGTTTTGATACTGTAGATAGTGCTAAATTAAATGTTGAAGTTTTTAAACTAATAAAAGAAAAATCATATAATGCATCTAAAGAATTGGCGGATATGTTTGGAGAACCTGAATATCTTGAAGGTTATGGTAGACGAAATGTTACCTTAAATGCTATTGCACCAACCACATCGTCGGCATTTATTTTAGGACAGGTGTCACAATCGATTGAACCGATATGGTCAAATTGTTACGTTAAAGATGTTGCTAAAATGAAAGTCACAATTAAAAATCCTGTACTTAAAAATCTTTTGAATGAAATGGATAAAGACACTAAAGAAGTTTGGGATAGTATTAAGAAGAAAGATGGTTCGGTTCAACATTTAGATTTTTTAAATGATGAACAGAAAAACATATTTAGAACTTTTGCAGAAATTAATCAGGCGTCAATCATTAATCAGGCGGCTATAAGACAAGATTTTATTGACCAATCACAATCTTTAAATCTAATGATTTCTCCTGATATGCCGACAAGAGATGTGAATAAACTATTAATAGATGCGTGGAAGTTAGGGATTAAAACTCTATACTACCAACACTCTATGAATTCCGCTCAAGCATTCGCGAGGAAAAAACTAAATTTAAACGACCTACAATGCGTAGCGTGTGAAGGATAAAAATTAAAACCCGTCTTATTGACGGGTTTTTTTATAAAAATACTATAATGAATATTTATATGTATGGCGATAAATAAAACATATGGTATTAATTTTCCCTTTAAAGAAAGTATTGAAGGTAAATACTTATCACTAACAAAAGATGTTGGCGAGGAAGTAAGGGCTGATTTATTACATTTAATTTTAACTAGAAAAGGTAGTAGATACTATTTACCTGATTTTGGAACAAGAATATATGAATTTATTTTTGAACCTATGGATGGACCAACATTCGACGCAATAAAATCAGACATAAAAACGGCAGTTGAAAAATACATCCCAAATCTGCTATTAAATGAAATTAGTATAACACCATATACTGAAGATGATAAAAGTCCTATTGGTGATTTAAACATAGAAGACCAAAACTCATCATACGAAATGTTTGACATCTTTAGAACTGCGGGTGAAGGAGTTGATGAATATACTGCTAAAGTTAGGATAGACTATTCAGTAAAGAGTGATACTTTTGAAAGTAAGGACTTTATAATAATTAATATTTAAATTAGATGGCTAATCGTAAAATATCATATACGGAAAGAGATTTCGAAGGTTTAAGACAGGACTTAATAAATTTTACAAGACAATATTATCCTGATTTAATCGATAACTTTAATGACGCTTCAGTATTCTCAGTATTTTTAGATTTAAACGCTGCGATAGGTGACAACCTACATTATCACATAGACAGAAGTATTCAAGAGACGGTTTTACAGTACGCACAACAAAAGTCTTCAATATATAATATTGCCAGAACTTACGGTTTAAAAATACCTGGTAATCGACCTTCGATTGCGTTACTCGATGTTTCAGTTACGGTACCGGCATATGGAGACCAAGAAGATAGTAGATACTTAGGAGTGATAAGGTCTGGTTCACAGTTTATTGGTGCTGGACAAATATTTGAAAATGTAGATGATATTGATTTTAGTACTCAATATAATAGTAAAGGTTACCCAAACAGGACTAAAATACCTAATTTTGACTCTAACAATAGAATAGTAAATTACACTATCACTAAAAGAGAGGTTGTAGTTAATGGAACAAGTAAGATATTTAAAAAGGTTATTAATGCGAATGACGTTAAACCATTCTATGAGTTCTTTTTACCTGAAAAGAATGTAATTAGTATTACATCTATAATACAAAAAGATGGTACGACATATTCAAGTCCACCTACATATGATGAATTCTTAACTGCTGCGGATAAATGGTATGAAGTGGACGCATTGGCAGAAAACACCATATTTGTTGAAGACCCAACAAAGGCGTCTGATAAACCAGGTATAAAGGTTGGCCGTTACATAGAAACAGAAAATAGATTTATATCTGAATACACACCCGAAGGATATTGTAGGATACAATTTGGGGCTGCTACAGTAACCGCAGATGAACAACTGGCACAATTTACAAGAACAGGGATACCACTAAGATTAGAAGACTATCAAAATAATATTGCATTAGGTAAAACGGTTAAAGCTAATACCACACTTTTTGTAAAATATAGAATAGGGGGTGGTTCAGTTTCTAATATAGGTGTTAATACAATTAATCAAATAGGTACTATAAACTTTTCATTAAATGGACCTTCAGAAAATATAAATCAAAATGTTAAGAAAAGTTTAAGATGTAATAATGTTACTGCGGCTATTGGTGGGGGTGACTTACCAACGACGGAAGAAGTTAGGAATATGGTGACATATAACTTTGCGGCACAAAAAAGGGCGGTAACGGTTAATGACTATAATTCTTTAATAAGAACGATGCCAAATAGATTTGGTGCACCCGCTAAAGCATCAATTACTGAGGAAGATAATAAAATAAAAATAGAAATATTATCTTATGATAATAATGGAAAGTTAACGGGTAACGTGTCAAACACTTTAAAAGAAAATGTCGCTAATTACTTATCTAATTACAGAATGATAAACGACTATATCTCAGTAAGAAGTGCCCAAGTAATTGATTTAGAGTTTGAGTTTTCAGTTGCAATGGAGTCTACAGAAAATCAGGGACAAGTCATAACAAATATTGTTAATAGTGTTAATTCATATATGTCACCAAGAACTAACTTATTAGGTAAAAATGTTAATATATCGGATATCCGTAGATTAATACAAGATATACCAGGAGTTAGTACACTAGCAGATTTAAAAGTTTTTAATAAAACAGGTGGTCAATACTCATCATCAGAGACATCACAAAGATATTCAGACTTGGAAACAAAACAAATTGAATTGATAGATGATACCATTTTTGCACAACCTAATCAAATCTACCAAGTTAGATTTCCAGAAAAAGACATCAAAGTTAGGATAAAACAACTTAAAAACGTTGAATTTTCATAAATTCAGTTTTAGTATACTTTTTTGTTTTTAATTTTAAAATTAAGATAAATAACTATTTATCTTAAAAGAAATTTTATGCCAAAATCATATAGATTAAAAACCGAAGTTGGTGTCGATAAAGAAGTCAGAATAAATATAGAACAAGATTTTGACTTTTTAGAAATCTTATCTTTAAAATTAAGACAAGAGGACTTATATGAAAGGTTCTGCGCCGATTACGGTATTATTGTTGGTAGAGTAATCGCTAACGGAGGTTTTGGTATACCAAACGCCACAATATCTGTTTTTGTACCATTAGATAATGTAGATGAAAATAACCCTATCATATCTACACTTTACCCATATAAAAATCTAAAAACTAAAAATGATGATGGGTATAGATATAATTTATTACCGTACAAAAAAGAATACGGAGGACACACACCTACAGGTACATTCCCTGATAGAGAGGACGTTTTAACAAGAAAAGAAGTATTACAGGTTTATGAAAAATATTATAAATATACCGTAAAAACTAACGAATCTGGTGATTTTATGATTGTTGGTGTTCCATTAGGGCAGCATAAATTAGTGATGGATTTAGACCTATCTAATATGGGTCAATTTTCTTTAAGACCAGCTGACCTAATAAGGATGGGTATGGGGGCACCCTCTCAGTTTAACGGACAAAATTTTAAGGCGTCACAAGACTTAGATAGTTTACCACAAATCGTTAATAGTGTTGTTGAAGTTGAAGTAACACCATTTTGGGGGGATAATGAATTATGTGACATAGGTATTACTCGTTCAGATTTTGATTTAAGAGATTTAGGTATTGAAATATCACCACAGGCTATTTTTATGGGGTCATTATTTACTAGTACTGAAGATGATTTCCTAAAAGGTAATTGTAAACCAAAAAATGATTTAGGTAAATTATGTGATACTGTCGCGGGACCAGGTCAAATTTTAGCATTAAGACAAACAATTGATGTAGATTCAGAAGGACAACCAATATTAGAACAATACTTTTTAGAGGACGGAGGTAATGTAATAGATGAGAATGGCACATGGATGGTCGACCTACCCATGAATCTAGACTATGTTATAACTAATGAATTTGGGGAACAAGTTATTTCGTTAGACCCTACTGTAGGTATACCAACCAAAGGTAAATACAGATTTAGGATAAAGTACCAAAACGAGAACGGATTAAAAAATGATATAATAAGAGCGGATTACTTAATACCAAACATTAGAGAACACGGGTGGACAGGAACAACAATAGAAGAAATACCTGAAAATCAAGCAGAAAGAAGAGAGTATCTTGAAACACTTATACCTACAGATGAAGAAAGAAACAAATCTTATGCGTTTTCATTAAATTGGGATGACTACTATGATAAAGTCGCGGCAATAAATTGCGAAGACAGCTTCTATCAATTTAATTACAACAAAGTTTATACTGTGGCATCTCATATTGATAGGTTTAAATGGGGAAGAAATAGAATAAAACACTTAGGTATAAAAGAAATAAATGATAAAACCTGTCAAAGTGAAAATAACCCGTTACCTGTTAATGACGCGCAAAGAAATGGTAATTTTTTAATTTTCTTATTTAACTTTTTAATATCTATATTAACTCTACCTTTAATTGCGTTACTAGTGGTGGCTCATGTTATAACATTAATATGGCCATTAGTTAGAGCGATAATAATAGTCATAAAGGCGATAATTAACTTTGTATTATATAGTATATGTTTAATTGTTGCATTCTTCTCAAGAAAAAAATCAAAAGAAGATTGTGTTAAAAAAGAAATAACACCACCACCAAAAGATAGTCCATTTAGTAATATTACATTACCGATGATAAGTTATCCTGATTGTGAAGCCTGTGCATGTGATTCAGGTATACCTGAAGAGGAAAGTAGTGATACTGCATCACAATTAGAGAGTTATGCAGATGAAGTTAATTTTGGACCATTAATTGACGCTTCTTATACTGAACTTTATCAGGGTTCATTTAGTGCTGAAAGTGTTGGGGATGACCAAGACTGTAATGGTATTGCTAGTGCGGAGTATAGAATAACCGCTAAAAGTATTATGTCGGCGGGTTATGATGAATATAGTAAAAACGGTTATTATACTAGACAATTAAAAGAAGAGGGAGACGGGATAGAAGATTGTGATTGGTCAGTAGCCAACTCCTTTAATAGAAGAGACCAAGTACAGTGGTATAAATCACCGGCATATCCTGTTGTTAAAGGTAATAATGTTAGGATAAGATGGAAAAGTGGGTCTCAACCTACATGGGCGCAGGCTCTTAATTTATTAAATCGTAGAAAAATGTATTTTGGAGAGTCTGCGATTGCCACTAATAAACTAAATACTAATGGATGGGACACATCAAGTGCAGGCGAATATCCAGCACCTTTAAATAGTTTAGAGTATAATATGAGAACTACGACTTGTATAAAAGGTGAAATATTAAATAATCAGATACCCGGCGCTTCAATACAACCACCATCTAACACTTTTAATAGATGGTTAGATAATGCGTTTATTATGGTACTGGACCCAGGAGAAACTATGGAGAACGGACAATTATTCTTTTTTAATAATCCACAAAATATTAATGACCCAAACTATGTCGCATTTCCTGACGGTAATCAATTTGATAATACGGGTATAACAGGTACTTGTGAAGGTAGTGAAACTTCATATATTAATAGAAACTTAAGATATATAGATAGGCAAGGTACTATAAAAGATGTGACAGTACAGTTATATAATACAGCTACCACAATGTCATATAACTTTAAGTCAGGAGTAGAATACTTCCAATGCATAAAGACGTTTAGTATTTGGGATATTTTCTCTAAAGGAGAGCCATCACAAAATAGCAATGCGTGGAATACAAGATATAAAAGATTTAGTGGTGACGCTAACAGTTCAGAACCTGATGGGTATAATAACGTAACGGCAAGTGTATTAGTTAGATATATAACTGATTATTATCAAACATATGGTAATAACTGGAATGGAGAAGAAATGGGATATAGTGAATCTATAACTAAAAACACATCTAATTATGGTTCTATTACACCCGAAGATTCTAGTAGTATAAGGATTGTTGTTGCTGTTAGAGGCGTTGACCCATATATGCCAAGACAAAGGATTAAATACGACTTATCAAAGTTATTTGGACATGGAGTAAATAATTTACATGATTTTTCAGATACGGTGACAGTTACAGGTGATTACTTTTTAAATATACCTATACAGGCCAATGATGATATGATGAGTAACCCTCCTTGGAGGAATGATGATTATACTGCCATTGCTCACTATAGAATATGGCAAGAAAATCTAAATAATAAGAATAAATTATATTTCCACAATTGTGATAATAACGGTAGAAGATATGACTCTTCAGATAATATAGTTGGTTATGATTTTAATACTAACTTATGGCATAAACCATATTTGTTTACACCTGACGAAAATTTATGGCAAGAGTTTAATACTTACTGTCCAAACAAATATGTGTCACTTGATAAACAGTTTACAGAAGTAAAAAGAACATATAGTTCAGGTTCGTCTAACCCTAATGGTTCATTTGAAAGATGGATGGGAATGTTTGGTAATGGGGTACACACACCCAGTGGGTTTTCCGATTACTTGGGGGTAAATTGGTCAGAAGAAAATGGAGGAGTTTTACCTGGACTAAATTCGGGTAAATTTCCAAGATACGGAATAAACTCATGGTTTCAAAGAAGTATTGAAGGTTGTGGATATCAGTATAATTATAGAGGACCAAATAACGCGGATGGGGATGATATGCAAACAAACCCAGATAGTAGAAGAAGACAGTTATCCGCTAATGGTAATAGACAGTTAATAACTGTTTCACCTTTATATTTACCTGAAGATTATAAAGATGGTGATGAGAGCGAAGGTGTACCACACACTAAGATGGTTAATAGTCAAAAAATATTATTCCGCTCAGATAGAATACCATCATCTGATAATTTTGACTCACCAGATTTTGGAGTATTCGTGGCAAGTAAAAAGATACAATATAGAAGATATGCTCTACATTTAAATTTAAGACAACAGTTATTTTTAGCTGAAGATGATGGTACTGTTACAGACATCGCGGGTTCCATAGTACCTACAGATGCAAGTGGTACGTATGAAGATATGATTGAAGACACTAATTGTGAAACATCATTATTACTATCAACATTTAATTGCGATGCCATGGTACCATTAGGTTGTTATAGTGGTAGTGGTGAAAGTTTCGGAGTAGAACAACCTTGTGATATACCATTAGATGACGAGTGGAATATAAGTTCAGACCAAAGACTTAATAATGGTTGTTATACTTTTGTAATTAAAAAACCGGTTAGGACTCTAAGGGCGGATATTGAAATGTTTTTTGAATATCGTACAAGAATGAGATTTATGTTTGCGGTATGTCAGGGAGTTATTGGAGAATCATTCCAAAACAATTGGTTAAACGGAACTTTATACATGCCAACTTTTCAAAAACAAACATTATACGGAAGTGAAAATGAAGTTAAAAGGTATAGGTATTGTGGTGACCCACAACAACCATTTGCCGCATTAAGAAGACAGGGTCCAATATATTTTAATACCGACACTAACTCTTTTTATTATAGGTCAACACCATTTGACGATAATATTAATCAGTTTGTGGGTCAGGTACCTAGTAGAGACTACTATTACGGTCAAAACTTAAAGAATATATGGTTCCCCACTACTATTATGGAATTGGGGCCTAGAGACGAGTTTACTAAAGAAATTGCTTTCTCACCCGATTTTGAAGGATATATAATTGACACAATAACGTCTACGTCCTACCAAAACCCAACAGATGTAGTGAATTTATTTTTATTATCTAGATTAGCAAATACAAGTTTCTTAGAACAATTTAGTAATACTGGTGACGCATCAATCGGACAATTATTCTCAAGAGAGTTGGGTACCGCTTTAAGTCGATTCTTTGACGCAAGGGTTGATGGAGACTTCGCTCAGATGGTTGCAATTAATTCGGAATATGGTGTAGTACCATTTTTAGACGGAAATTATTGTGACGATGCAATTACGGTTGCTGACGATAGATTTGGTATATGGTTCAGTTCAAATACTATAGACAGAAGAGTATTGACTAACGGTACAACTACGTTTGGTACAAATCCTGAAGGTCCTACAAATTATTTTGGATATGAGAAAACACAAATAGTACCGTACTATATGTGGTATATGAATAGTAACGGATTATTTGGTACAGAGTATAATAATTGGCAAACGGAGTACATCTTTGCATCAAAATATCAAGGAGATGATTTTTTTGAGTCTAACCAACCCTATATGAAACCTAATTATGGTTATGGTAAAGGTCATATATTTAACAGAAGTTCTACAGACCCTGAATACGATTCTTTCCCATCAAATAATTCGAATAGTAATAACTTTAGAGTTGGTTCTCCGTTCTATTTTTATTTTGGTTTAAAAAGAGGTAAATCCGCAGTAAATAGATACATAAAGAAATATATTTTTAATTTATAATGACTAATAAAAAATCGTCAGAAATTAGAATAATTAGAGGTGAAGACCGATTTGCGGGTGCCTCTAATAATGATGTATCTGTTAATGTAAATTTAGAAAACACTAAAAAAAATATAATAGAAGGTGATAGGTCTATCATAGTAAACTTAGAAGAAAGGTTTGATAAAGAGAGACAATCATCTTCCACTTTTAGAATCGCGGGTAAGATAACTAACATATTTAACAATACTATAAGTGGTCAAACAACCTATGAACCATTTTTAAATTCGTTATTTTATATTGACACCTTAAACTCCGTTGAAAATAATGCACCTTGGAAGGGTTATCCACAATATGATGAATTTACATTTTATAGAACAAGAGGTATTGATGGGCATATACCCTTTGTTAATAAAAGTGCCACAACATATAATTGGTCGGTATATGTTTCATATGCGTCAGAAAAAAAAACAGACCAATATTTAACACAAAGAGTTAACTACGAAAGTGGAACATCAGTAAATAGTTTTATAGTTACGGACGGTGTACCTTATTACATTCTCAATAAACAAAATAAGGGTAAAAACCTAATAACGTTTTATTGCGGTTTTAAACATAACCTTTCTGTGGGTGATTGGATTTATACGAAAAATGTTATAGATGGTAAACAATATTTTGAGGTATATAGTTTAGGTGATAGTTCATATGGTAACGAAGATACTGTTTTTTCTATTTTTGATTATGGATTTGATGACCCTTTGTTTGGAAATTATGCGGTTGGGAATTTTAAAAGAGTTGCTGATATAAATAATAAATTAGAAACCACTTCTGAATATTATGTTAGAAAACATAAAATTTTAACTAAAAATAGTTTTGCAGACATAACTAAGATGGGGTTTGAAAGGAACCCTTTCCCAATTAAAAAACAATTGGAATATTCTGCACTTACACCTAATAACATACAAAGAACGTCAATAAAAGATGGTTCACTTACTGTGGGTTTTTCTTTTGATAAAGATATTGATATTAGTGATTTAAGAGATAATTTAGACCGGCCAATCACCGAGTTATTCGTAACAATAGTAAACAGAGGTTATATGGGATGGTTTAATAATCCGTATTACGCTAATAACGAAACAGGAATACAAGTGGGATGGGATTTAAATTTTAAAGATACTGAAATAGATAGTTGGTGGTCAATCAATAATACACTTAATAGAGACGACATACCAAACGGAAACTATCAAAAAGACGGTTTGAATTTTTATTATAATAAAACATTACCCGTAGGTCATGAAATTATGGGGTCTGTTTGTGAGTACAATAATTACGAACAACAGGAAACTGTATTAAGTAAAATTAATCACAAAATATCCTATAACCCAAATATTTTTGATAACGAAAGTAATAACAACTTACCTGATGGATATACATATGAACCTCATTATAGTGTACCTATTAGGGTTTATTCTGATTATATAGAAACGGGAGATAAAGACAAAGTAGATTTAATTCCTGATTATGCGTTTTTCTCTAAGTATGATAATCAGTGGAGATGGAGAGACTTATATAATTATGGTTATATAGATACTGATGGTAACGGATTAAATATACCTTTTTTAAACGGATGTCATTATCCATTTAAAAATATTATGTTCTTATTAACTCCGATGAAACGAAATATAAACCTATTTAATGACATAATTTTTGCACCAATAACTGACGATTGTGAATAAGTATAAATTTAATCTTAATAGTGAAGATAGATACCTTAATATTCCCATCCAAATAAAAACAGATTTATTAGGTAGAGATGATTTATTGGATAAGTATGAGGAAAAAGTCACGGAGGAAGTTATAAATCCTATTGAAGATTTTGAAGTAACTCGATACGCACATAAAGATTGGGTTTATCAAGGAGAAACAAAAACAAGTATTGAATATAAATTTATGTTTTTTGATAGAAGTGTGGGTGTAGACTCTACTACCTCGTCAGATACTGATTTATGGGTTAGTGATTATGATTTTACAGAAAACCCTAATTTTACAGGTACTAGCTTTAATGAGGCTGAGATATACTACACTGCAAATTCATTTAAAAGGAGTTTCTTTAAATTAGATTTATATGATACTACAGACTCAGAAACACAACAAATTTATTTAACAATAATAATACCCACACAACAAGGTAAAGTAAAATTATCGAACACAACACCATTTACAGGAACCTCAAGTTCTGTGAACGGACCCACAATACCAGTTGTATTACCTGACACACCAGCCGGCGGTGGTGGTAGAAATTCAACCACAGTTTCATCGGCGGCAAAAGTGTATGAAGATACTTTGAATGAGATACTGACAAAAAATCAAACTCTCACAAAAAATAAACAGAAAATGAACCCTGAAAATAGGGCTTATAAAGCACAGTTGGAATATGAATTAAACCTCCAAAAAAGAAAGGCGGAAGAAACAAATCAAAAAACATATAAGGGTTTAATAATTGATAAGTTAGTACCGGGTCCTGGTGGTTTTGGTGACAGTGGGGGTGGTGGAGGTCCATTATTTCCTACTGGTGATGATGGTACAACACCTATAGAACCTGACCCGCCGGGTGAAGGAGGAGATGTAAATCCAAACCCACAAGGTATAGGAACAGGGGCGACACCGGTTTTAGACATTGCCCCACCAAACGTAGATATAAAATTACCAAATTTTGTATTAGACTATATTGGTGATAAAGAGGGTTATTTTATCTATTGGTTAAAAAATCCTACTTATGTGAATATTGATACACTATATATGAGTGCAAAGTTTTTTAATGCAAAAACAGGACAATTTATTAGGATGATGAATTCACCACAATCACAACTATCCGAAAAATTTACTTTCGAAAAAAGTAAGAAATTTTATTACAAAGTTCAGTTAGACATAGATAATTATGAATATGAGATAAAAGACACCGAAACCGATATAAGGTTAGGTGTCGGAAATCCAATAAATTGGTATGAATATGTAAATCCATCGTGAACCAACAAAACTACTATATAAAAATTTCTCCTGAAACAATCAAAGGTGATATTGCAGAAAAAACACTTAGCGGTATAACCTTCGGGTATTATTCAGGTATGTCTAGTGTTTTGTCTTCTGAAATATTAACGGATATGTCTATACCCTTATTATTTACGGAGACATTTGACGATATGGGTTTTTACTCACCTTTTGATGGATTTATATTACAGAAAGATGTCGTAACTAATTTTACTATAAGTGGTGACCCCACAAATCAATATAAGATTTATTTATACAACACATCGGATGAATTTAAAAAGTTTTTAAAGTTATCTAATTATACTATTGATTGGGGAGATGGTACTGTGGAACCCTTTACAGAAAAATTTCCTAATTACAAAGAACATACTTATCCTCCTACTGCGGATAGATATGTAATAAAATTAACTCAAAAAAATCCGTGGGGTATTACAGATATCGAAAAACCTATTGATATCCCAAATACACCTATAACGATTAATAATCCGTTAGGTAATATAACGTTCACTCCTCAAGGGGGTAGTTGGGCAAATATACCTATAAGTTACGATTTTATTTTTACTGGTGACTCAGAAAATACTGTAGAGGCACAGGTATCCAATCAAACGTTTACAATCAGTGGGTATACTTCTTCTAAGTTAACTAACTTAAAATTATACGGACCTACTAAATATAACACATCAGTTGTTGTTAAAAGAAATAACGAAAATTACGGAAGAGTAACAGAGATAACAGACGCTTACACCGCGTATACAATACAAAACGTAGATTACTACGATTATCCAAATGGTAAAACTATTTTCTTTATGGAAAGTCAGGGTTTAACTGAAGAAATGTTGGTTGCAGAACCTATTACAAAAGAAGAAGTATTATTTGGTGTAGTTTCCTCTCCAGAAATACAATCACAAATATTTATTGATAGAGGTAAAAACTCTGCGTTTGAAGGAATACAGAGACTCGGTGAAGTAGATAATATAGGAGACTTAGTATCTTATGGGTACGGTTTCTTTAAAATAAAAGAAGAACAATAAAATGGCGTTAGGAACATACGGAACGACAAGACCAGCAGATATGTCCCCTGAGGACGTAGAAATCATATTAAACTATACTCCATCAAGAGATGTTACAAATGATTTTACATTAAAAACATTGGACGCAACAGAAGTATTAACTCCGTATTTTCATAATGCAGATACAGGAGGTAATGCGGATGTTGAAATTCTTGGTGGGTTATATAATTTAAAATTACCGGCTGACGAGTTCAACCAATTAGGTATTTACACCTTATACATAAGACCTGCGGAAATTAGAACCACCATTACAGATTGTGGAGTTCTTTCAGCATTACCTAACGTAAAAGGGATTATAATAGATTTAAATAGTGTGCCTGCACAGTTTAGAAACAGGTTTATTAATCAAGGTTTAGTAGGACATAGAGTAGAATATTTAAATGATGACGGGACTAAGATTACTAATTTTTATAGAATTATTACCTCATCATTTTATTGTGAACCTGTAGTGACTAACCTCACTAACTCATCACAAAAATCTATTAGATATAGATATGTTGACAGTGGAAGTGACCTATTATTCTGTACTGTATCACCATCGAGTGCGCCATCAAATAAACCGAGTGCAACACCATTTATAGGTCAGCCAAATCAAAATATTATAATTACAAATACATTTTTTAACCCTATAACGGTTGAAATTGAAATGGCACAACATGATGTTGAAACACTTGCTATTGCATTGTACGGTAATCAGACTAAGTCGATTGAAGATGGTATATACACATTATATGATAATGACTTGAATATATACAAACAGTACAACTTGTTTGAAATTCGTGATGAATTTAACAATTTGTTGTATGAAGTTAAACAAGACAGAGGCACTAACATAGACTTTAGTAAAAACTTTACAAATATTACACAGTAATGGCTGATAATAAGTACAGATATCCACCTTCACCTCCAAACGCGAGGGGAACATTTTCCGATGAACTGGTTGGTTTCCAATTGGTAGACGGTGGAGGTCTTACGCAAGCTAATTTTGAATTTTCAAAAGGTGTTGTAGAAAAGGTCAATAGAAATTTTGAAACAGGAGTATTTTCAAATCCAATTTCACTTAATGATTTAGATTTTAACTCTTTGGAAGAATCTAAATTAGTTGTTGCTAAAAACCTTAGAGTATTCCCAAATTACGATATTAGTCAAGTAACTAATTTTGCATTATACGGGTCACTAAGAAAAAGATTTTCTACTTCAATAATAAAAATAATTAATTATTTTCCTGCGGCACTACAGGTAGATAAATCTGATTATAATTTAAATACAGGATATACCGCGTATAATATAGTTTACGATGACGTGGAAGGTATAACCACATTTGATATTGATGTCACTAGATTTAAAAATAATTTTGATATAGATTATTCTGAAAATGCGGATAGAAATATTTCAGTCAGACCGTTCGAAGTTAGTCCTTTAAGAAATCTAACAAGGAGTTATTTAAAATACTCATTATTCTTTCAAGATTTAGAAAATGAGTACAAATTTGTTGATTTTGATGCGTCACCTAGGTTATCTGCAGGTACCGTAACTATATCAGTGGAAGGTAATCCGTTTAATGGAGATTCACAATCTACTAAATCTATTTTATTAAAACCAAATAAGTTTGAGACTGAAAAAGAGTTTCAAGATAATTTTGATGAGATTGAAGATTTCTTATTAAATAGATTGGTATCACCTAAATATACTGCGAAATTTAAAGTTATAAGAGAAAGTGACGATGGTAAATTATATGCGGCAAATGAGGAAGTTACATGGCCTCTCGATAGTTATTGGAATTTAGATATAAGAACGTCTGAGTTTGATAACTATATGAAGAAGTTAGATATGATTGCTGGTGATTTAGATGACATCAGAACCGACTTAATTTCTAGATTTTTAACTACAGGCGCGTTTAAAGATTTTGATACTAAAAGTCAAAACGTAGAAAAGGTATTACAACTATACGGAAGAAGTTTTGATGAAACAAAAAAATTCATAGACGCATTATCATATATGAATTCAGTTAACTATACAGTTAAAAACGACATACCTTCACAATTATTAAAAAATTTAGCACAAACATTAGGTTGGGACACTAACATATCTCTAATTACTAGTGATAACTTTTTACAAAGTATATTTGGTACACAGGGTAAGGCATTATATTCTGGGCAATCTAGAGAAAAAACACCTACAGAAGTTGACTATCAATATTACAGAAATTTAATATTGAATTCTGCTTATTTATTTAAATCTAAAGGAACGAGAAGGTCGATAGAGGCGTTAATGAGAATGATAGGTGCTCCTGAAGCGTTAATAGAATTTAATGAAACAATTTATTTAGCGGATGGGCCAATTAATATAGAAAGATTTAATGAGGAATACGCAACAATAACAGGAGGTACAAAAACAACGGAAACACCGGTACTTGACCCGAATGTTACATTTAGTTTTGAGGGTGTAACATATACAGGATTTACTACCGAATTAACAATAACTGACGTGGACGTATCAAGAGAAGATTACCCTGTAGACAATCAAGGTTATCCCAAAGCTATGGTACCAAACGAAGAAATGTTTTTCGAAAAAGGTGCTGGATGGTATGAACAAACACCACAACATAGGGCGCCTGAAGAGTTAGATGTCACAAATTCAGTATTCACAGGTCAAAATCCAAATGTTCAAACAACATTGGAAAAATTCACATATGGTGAAAAATATTTTGATAAATTTAGGTATTTCCCATATATGGACATGGGATTTGGGTTGAACAGAGTTCCTGATAATAAAAAATCATGGACTGATAGTCAAACAGGTTTGAGGAGAAGTACTCAGGCAGAATTTAATTCTTATTATGTTGTTGATAATGAAAAATTAGTACTAAATGCTAAAAATATAGACCTAAGTCTTAATATGGGTCAGGGTGTTATATACGATATATGGGATATGTCAAAAAAATATAATTATCCGTTTCCTTCTACAGGTTTAACTACACCATATCCATATCCTAAAGGTGTTGATTGGACAGTAATTAACCCTAAACCTAGAGAAAAAACATTTTTTGAGTTTGCACAGACATTTTATCGTAATATGATAAATGTTAGAAATAGACAAACAATAACAGACGGTAAAGGAGGAGGATACCCGACATTACAGTCGGTATATTGGAAATATTTAAACTCAGAAGAATCGGTAGGTATACCATCTAACAAATACACCTACCAAAAAATGATTGATTTTACAAATGGTATCGGTGACTATTGGATGAAACTAATAGAACAGATGTTACCTGCAACCACTATATGGACGGGAGGTCAAAAAATGGAGAATAATGTCTTACAAAGACAAAAAGTTGTTTGGAGAAGACAGAGAGGTTGTGAAATTGTACCAATACCTTGTATTCCCTGTACTTTTACAGGTCAATTATTAGGTGCTGATTGTGTCACTCAAACCATAACATGTGATATTGGGTTAAATAACCCACAAACTACATTAATAAACAGTATAAACAGTGCGGTTGGAAGTGAGGGATATACTGTGAGTGATTGTGTTCTTAATACACTAACAAGCTTATGGTATGTAGATATAAGACTTAGCGGTACACTGTTAAGAAAAGACTTATTTTATACAGGATATGGTGGAGGAGACTACCCAAGTAGTAACGAATGGTTAACTGCGGTAGAAAACTCACTAAATAATTTATACCAAAATGGTTTAGGATATGAGATAAATGATACGACAATTACTATATCGAATATTGGGTGTAATAATGATTTTACAAACGAATCAATACAAATAAATGCAGGTGTTAATATAAATATTAATTGTACGGGATGAGTTTAATAAAATACATATTACAAAGTTGTGACGACACCATAAAATATAGGGTTATATTTAATGGTGAGACGCCTTTAGATGTTGGTGAGGTATGGAATGTGAGTTGTGATGGTATAATTAGTGGGTGTTATAACGTAATAGATAATAATGATGAAATTTTAGAAGAATTTAATGGTGAAGAATGTACATTTATTGAATATCTTAATTGTGAAGAATGTATTGAAAAATCAGTTGATATAGATGAATTAACTGCAGACGCACCACAAAGTTGTTATAGGTGGTCGGATTGTGACACAAATACAGAATTTATTTACACACCTACATCATACAGTCCTCCTAATTCGGTAGTTTTATATTATGGAGTTTGTTATCAATTAAATAGCCCGCCAATAACTGCTTACGAAATACCTACAGATTTATCATCAATACCTAATAATTTATTTTATAATAAATGTAATCTATGCGTACCGTGTGATTTAGACTGTGCTTTAACATTTGGTGAGGTAAGTAATACACCTACACCGACAATTACTGCGACACCTACACTAACTACGACACCAAGTAATACGAACACTCCTTCAGTCACTAACACTCCAAGTAATACTATGACACCGGGAGCCTCAGAAAGTACAACACCAAGTAATACTGCAACACCTACGTTAACCACAACACCTTCGGTAACTAACACACCAAGTAATACGAACACACCATCAGTTACACCAACTTACGGATTGTCACCATCTGTCACGCCAACAAATACGCCTACTATAAGTGTAACTACAACACAAACACCATCAGTTACTAACACGCCATCTAATACCAATACTCCTTCAGTTACCAATACACCAAGTAATACCAATACTCCTTCAGTTACCAATACACCAAGTAATACAAATACTCCTTCAGTAACTAATACACCATCACAAACCTTAGTTAGTTCCAATTATTATAGATTGGAGACTTGTTGTGAAAATCAAACCGGAGAAATAAGTACAGTTGAGATTATAGGAGGAACCGGTAATGTGGGTGATGGATTTTATTATAACGGAATACCATATTACTTAGATGGTACGATTACGTTCGGACAAATACAAATAAATGTTAATGATTTGATTGAAAATATATGTAATAGTTATACATGTCCATCAGAAACACCGACAGCAACGCCAACATTAACACAAACGCCGACACTAACATTAACACCAACACCAACTTTAACTGTAACGGCGACACCTTCAAGCACACCACCACAATCGTATTCTAGATTTTCTTTAACACCTTGTTGTGATAATTATCATTCTAGCGTAACTGTTCTTGATAACGCAAATATATTAGATAGTTTGGGTGTTAATCAAGGTGATGTTATATCATTAGATAATGTTTGTTATACAGTTAATTTACCAGTACAAGGAGTTTCATTAAACACACCATCTTCACAGGTGTTGCATAATGATTGTGAAACTTGTCTTTCAAGTCAACCTCAACAATACTGGTGTGTCTATACTTATGTTGCGTGTTTTGAAGACCAATATAATGCGGGAGAACTTATGGCGGCACCTGTAAGATATAATACGTTGTTAAGTACAACTAACCCAGTTGGTGGTCTATATGAACATTTACAATTTACACATACGGTAACTAATATTTCGAGTCAAAATGTTCCGTTTGACGATTGTTATACATATGATTCTATATACGACGAAACATTACCAATTAAATCATATTCGGGCACTCATAATGGATGTTGTGACACTGGTATTGGTGCTAAATGTGGAGGTGCTTATGTTGTACTTAGAAGTTGTGACGATTATTATGGTGACGTAACACCACTTAATGGAGATAAATTAGATGCGTTAGTATTGATGTCGTGTGACTATGTTTCAGGTAGTTCTATAGGTGGAGGTGTTATACAAATTACGGATACGATAAACGCACCACAATTACTTGGTGGTACAGATTACTTAGGTACAGTACAAGACCAAATAATTTTAGAAGATGGGTTTAGTGGTATATGTTTCACAATCGTTGGTGAAACTACATCAATAAAAACCGCGCAAAACCAATTACAAGGTACTGATTGGGCTACAGGTTCGGAAGTTGTTACTAACTGTAGTAGTACAAACTGTCATTGTCTATCAAATATCGGTGTAGAAAACTTAAGTTCATCACCAGTAACTTTAGAATATCTACTGTGTGGAGTATCAGGTTCTGGTAACCAAGATAGTATTTCAATACCGGGTGGTGGTAATGTAACTATTACTGATTGTATAAATGTAAACTCTGTAGTATTAAGTAGAACTAATATACCATCATTTGATGTCGGAGATATACAATTTGATTTTGGTTCATCAACACCTTGTGACGAATACACATATTTTAGTGAAGTGACATTATGTTGTGACTCGACAGACACGCCTATTACAGGACCTGTAGGGTTATTAAACACATTAGGCGCTAACGTTAACGATTATGTGGTTATTGATGGCAACGCTTATCAGATTACGGGTTCGATTACGACAACAGGGACACAATATCCTAATGCTACGGGAACATATACTAGCTGTTCTAATGCGGTGTCTAACGCCAGTGTAGGTTGTAGGTATGACTTTGTTTCTTGTTGTGATAACGTAGCTAGTATTGCAAGTTATTACCCATCTTTCTCTGTACAAATACCACAAATATATGATATAGGTTTTACGTTTTATAATACGATAGTACAACCATACCCAAATCAGACAGATAAATGTATGTCGATTCAAGAATATTCAGGAGGTGCTATTGATAACAATAATGATTTCTTAACAGGAATGAATCCTAACGCTGTTGGGTGTATAAATAGATGTTCTAGATGTTCATTTATTGTTAGACCATGCGGATGGTCTACTAATGTACATATTACTGTCACAGTCTTACCCACACCACAAATGATACCAGGTACCGTGTGGTCTGATACAGGACTACAATCATGGATTATAAATAATGGATTCGGAGGTCTCGGTGTTACTAATTGTTATACAATATTGAGTAGTGCGGGAAGTACTACAAACTTAGGTGGATATAATGGATATTCTTATACACAAACATTACAATCATCATGTTCGTCTTCTGCGTGTTAAATAAAAAATAAAAAATGAGTCAAGTAGTAAACATAACATTAGGAACCTTAGACCCAAATCCAGGTAATTATACGATTAGGGTAAAAGATTGTGCTGATGAAAATTATATAACAGTTAATACAGGTCTATCGTATAATGATTTCCCTTATCAATTCGATATAGAATCATATATTGTCGGGACCTGTTTTGACTATCAAGTTATTGATATGGGCTCAGGTTGCATATGTACGCAACAAGAAAATATACCGACAACTCCAACACCTACGCCAACAAATACACCAACTAATACTCCAACACCAACACCTACACCGACAAATAGTCCTATACTACCTACATGTGCGTCAGGAACAACTATTGGTTCATATAGATTTACTGATTGTTGTGGTGTGGAACAAATTGGTAGCTCGTTAGGTAAGAGCTTTTGTGTTGATACAACACTAACTTATTTTGGTGTCGATTTAACATATTTTGAATGTATACCAAACTGTGATGAAGGTCCGTTAAATGTTGTAGAATCCCTAACCGCGGCTTGTCCAACAACTGGTGGTGTTATGTTTACTGTTAATGGTGGTACTAAACCATATACTGTTGAAAATACTTATCCTGGTGGTATATCATCACAATCTGGTAATGGTCCTGATTTTACATTTAATGGATTGTCAGTTGGTGAATATAATTTCTTAATATATGATAGTACTAATCCTAGTAGAGAATATTATTCTACAGTATTAATTGATGGATGTTTTGAGTCTAGTATTGAAAATGTAAATGACGCTAACTGTAATAATGAATTTGGTTCACTTTCAATAAGCGCTAATACAGACCAAGGGTTACCTTGGATTGTTAACTTATATAAAGACTCAGTATTGTATAATACTTATGATAATAGTGATGATACTCTATATGAGATACCTCAACTACCACCTGGGGAATATTATGCGATAGTCACAAACTCGTCAGGGCAAAGCTCAACAACAAATACAGTTACGATATCTTCAGGTACATCTGTTAATTTTGGGGTGATAGTAACAGGTACCTCAACCTGTAGTACCTGTAGTGGAGTTGTGTCAATAACAGGTTTAACAGGTACACCACCATATACTTACGTGTGGAGCGATGGGCAGTCTGGTTCTACCGCAACAGGTCTATGTGAAGGTTTGATAACTATAACAGTCACGGATAGTAATGATTGTCAAAATACGCAATCTATAAACATTACTCGAATACCCCCTATGGGTGTAGGTACCTACAGTGGTACTCAGCCAAATTGTTTCGGTTGCGATGGTGAAATAACCATTCAATTAACAGGTGGAAGTGCACCATATACATTTGTCGGTTCTAACAGTCAGACAGAAACTAATGAAACGGGTCAATTTACTCTAAGTGGATTATGTGGAGGGCAATATGGAATATCTGTAACGGATAGTACCAATTGTACATTCCAACAAAGTTATACACTAAATAGTAGTAGTGGTATTAATAGTGTAGAGATAGTGCCTGTTAACTCTAACTGTGCGGGTAATGGTTCTATTCAAATTAATGTAAACGCTATTTCAGGTTCGTTAATATATGGTATCACAGGAACAACTAACGGACATATCGACACGATAACTACGAATAGTCAAACACATACATTTAATAATCTTGATTCTGACACATATAATGTTCTTATACAATCATCTAACGGTTGTACTTATACCGATACCGTTACTATAGAAAATGAAGATAAATATACAGTTTCATATAGCACAACCAATACTACGTGTAACCAAAACAACGGTTCAGTAGTTATTGAGGTATTATCGGGTACTACTCAGGTACAATACCCATTAACATATGTAGTAAAAAGAGTTACCGATAATGTTGTAATTTATAACACACCTGCCTCTACAAGTCCTTCTGTAACTGTAAACAATTTATCTTCAGGTTCTTATGAAATAAATGTTACAGATAATGGGGGTTGTACAGTAGTAAACTACTTTAATATTTCTGAAGACAGTGGTGGGGTACAAGCAATAACTTTTGGAACACCATGTGTTCTTGGAGATGATGGAACTGCAACATTACAAATTTTATCGGGAACGGGTCCATTTACAGTGACTTGGTCAAGTAATGTGCCTGAAGGACAAAGGTCTAATTATGAGATATCTGGACTATCGGGAGGAACTTATAACGTTTCTATTGAAGATGGTGACGGATGTATTTTAAATCAATCGGTAACAATACAGTGTGATAATGAGAATGTTGATGACTATGTTTTAAATACATTATGTGAACAAAACTTTACAACCGAGTCACAGGGTATTAGAGATTTCTATGAAATGTTAAATGAGGCATTTTTAGATTTAAATCGAGTTGATGAAGATTGTGAATTAGTTAATGCGACATTTAAAGGTGTATTGACAATTTCAGGTGGAAGTTATGGGTTTGGACAGACAATTGAAAATGAGTTCTATACTGGTTATACGTTAAACGATGTTCCTACTAATGAAGAATGGGAGACAGTTGTTGATGAAATGTTATCTCAATTTACCGGTATTACCTACAGCACTGATATTACAAATAATATATTTTCAATACAAGGTTTGTGTGACGGTGACGAAGACCCGACTAACGGCGCTTACGTTGACCTTAGAATCGAGATAAGTTTAAATGTGGAATGTAATGGAAGAGGAATAACACCAACACCTACACCGACCAAATCAGTAACTCCTTCAATTACTCCAACAATATCAAATACTCCTTCAATAACTAATACACCGTCAGTTACTAATACGCCATCAATCACTAATACGCCAACTAATACGGTTACACCAACTAACACACCAAGTAATACTAATACGCCATCGGTAACTCCGACAGACTCTCTACCAACACCAACATCAACACCTACTAACTCAATAACACAAACACCTTCGACTACTAATACTCCATCGGTTACTAATACACCTTCAGTTACCAATACTCCATCAATTACAATTACACCGAGTATTACACCTACACCAACCGAACAAATAATAAACTGCGAATTAGTCATAATAAGTTCTACTAGACAATTAACTTGTGACTTAGAAATTGGATATTCAGTTACTAAAACAAATTGTAATTTAATAGTAACGGGAAATTATACAATTTAAAAGTAATGACTATTTATAATAAAAATATAAAAAATAATGGCGACAAGGGAAATCACGTTTACAGGTGTAACGATTGGTAGTGATATAGATACCGTAGATATATACTTTTCATCAGTTACGCCCCCTAATTTAATAGCCTCTGGAGTCACCTCACAAGAACTTTCAACGGGATATACATTTACGGACGACGATACTCACAACATATATATTGTAAAAAGTGATGAGCCTTGTAATACTGAAGTAGAAGTGATAATTGAGGTGTCACCGACACCTACTGCAACACCTACGGTAACTAATACACCGACATTAACGATAACACCATCGGTAACCAATACTCCATCTAATACTAACACTCCTTCAGTAACTAACACACCATCGGCAACTAATACACCTAGTAATAGTGTAACTCCTTCGGTAACACCAACAGACTCTTTACCAACACCAACATCGACACCGACTAGTTCAGTAACGCAAACACCATCAGTTACCAATACACCAAGTAATACCAATACACCATCAGTAACTAATACACCATCTAATACAAATACACCATCAGTAACTAACACACCGAGCAACACAAATACTCCTTCAGTTACCAATACACCAAGTAATACAAATACACCTTCAGTTACCAATACACCTTCAGTTACTAATACGCCAAGTAATACGAACACACCATCAGTAACTACTACACCATCTAATACACCTAGTAATAGTGTAACTCCTTCGGTAACACCCACAGACTCTTTACCGACACCAACATCGACGCCAACTAATTCAGTTACTAACACACCTTCAGTTACTAACACACCTTCAGTTACTAACACGCCATCTAATACCAATACTCCTTCAGTTACCAATACACCATCTAATACGAACACACCTTCAGTAACTAATACACCATCTAATACGAATACACCATCAGTTACTAACACGCCATCTAATACGAACACTCCTTCAGTTACCAATACGCCTTCAGTAACTAACACACCAAGTAATACAAATACACCTTCAGTTACTAACACACCAAGTAATACCAACACTCCTTCAGTAACTAATACTCCATCTAATACAAATACACCTTCAGTAACTAACACACCAAGTAATACAAACACTCCTTCAGTTACCAATACACCTTCAGTCACTAATACTCCATCAGTTACTAACACACCAAGTAATACAAATACACCATCAGTAACTAACACACCAAGTAATACTAATACACCAAGTAATACAAACACTCCTTCAGTTACCAATACGCCTTCAGTAACTAATACTCCATCTAATACAAATACACCTTCAGTAACTAATACTCCATCTAATACGCCAAGTAATACAAACACACCTTCAGTGACTAATACTCCATCGGTTACTAACACTCCATCAGTTACTAACACACCAAGTAATACAAATACACCTTCAGTAACTAATACACCAAGTAATACAAATACTCCTTCAGTAACTAACACACCATCAATTTCAGTAACTCCGTCAATCTCAGTCACTCCTTCGGTGACAAACACACCATCAATTTCAATAACACCTACTATGACAGTAACACCATCAGCGACTAAATCTGAACCAACATTAAACGCGTTAATATTTATAGAATCCGGAGACGATTCCCAATTTGGACCTAATCCTGACACCGATATATTACAGTATATGTTCCAACAGTTAGGAGGTTCGGCATCTTGGTACGGTTTCCAAAGTAACGGCACCGGTGGAGTTAATGCAACTGGTTTACAAACATATATGGACTGGCCAGGATTCGTAACAGGAACCACCAACAATACTAATGGAACTATACAAGTATCAGTTCCTCAGACTGGAGGAGGTGTTGATTCATTTGGTAATGCGATAAGTCAATACACATTTGTTACTGCGGAAGTTCCGGCTAATACAGTAACTGGAAATATCTTCTATTCAATATTCGTCCCTCACTCATTATTAAATAATTCTACTCAGGTATATTCTGAGATACTAGTTAATTACTTAGGTAGTCCAAATAGTTTAAGTGCGTTAGGAACAGACCCAACGCTTAGGGTGATAGATGTAGTGTATACTGGACCAAATTGGCCAAACACGACATATAGAGTGTTTAGTGGAGGAGGAGGATATAATCAGGGTAGTCCTGGAGTGACTGACACTAATGCGAATTACTTTAAAGGTGGTTCATTAATATAATATAAAAAAATGGCAAATTTTAATTATAAAAACCCCGTAACTTTAGACTTAGTAAATTTTACAGAAACTGTTATACGTTCTGACGTATTCGGCACTAACTATAGTGTTTTAGGTACAGGTGGTTATATGGAAGTATGGTCAATAGATGATTTAAAATTTAATACTTACGGTATTACAGGTTCTATAGTACAAGATGAAAGAAATATAATACCTGTAAGATACTACTCAAGAGCCGCATCATTCCAAAGTAATAGAATAGACCTTAATAATGATGGTATTTCTTCAGGTAGAAGAAGATTAGGTATGTTGGTATATGTACACGAGACGGATACTGTATACCAATACGTAATACCAGATTATGAGACCCTTTATAACAACGCGGAAAGTAGCGGTGCGATAATTGAAACTACCGATTACTTTCAAGTTTCAAGCGGAAGTCAATTTGCGCCAAACGCAGCGGGACAGGCATTTATAGACGCTTGGTTAGATAATTCAATTGAAGGTGTTAGTGGGGCAACTTCTTCTAATTCAAGATGGAGGGTATTTTGGGGTACAGATTGGCAAGTAACTGGTGGAACCATAGACTATAATTCAACAGGTGACCTAAATTTAAATTCGAATTCAGGTAATACAGTTACAATTAGCGGTCTTAAAACAATTACAGGAGGTACATTCTTTAGTGGTACTTCTACATTAGAACTTTATAATAATCTAGGAGATACAATAAGTGTTACAGGATTTACAGGTGGAAGCGGAGGAACATCAGGTTCTTCAGGCTCAAGTGGAACATCAGGAAGTAGTGGCTCATCAGGAACATCAGGTTCATCTGGCTCATCAGGAACATCAGGAAGTAGCGGTTCATCAGGAACTTCAGGTTCTTCAGGTTCAAGCGGAACTTCAGGAAGTAGTGGTTCATCAGGAACATCAGGTTCTTCAGGTTCAAGTGGAACTTCAGGAAGTAGTGGTTCATCAGGAACATCAGGTTCTTCAGGTTCAAGTGGAACTTCAGGAAGTAGTGGTTCATCAGGAACATCAGGTTCTTCAGGTAGTAGTGGAACATCAGGAATAAGTGGTGTTGATGGTACAAATGGAACATCAGGTTCATCTGGCTCATCAGGAACATCAGGAAGTAGTGGCTCTTCAGGAACATCAGGTTCTTCAGGTTCAAGCGGAACTTCAGGAAGTAGTGGTTCTTCAGGAACATCAGGTTCTTCAGGTTCAAGCGGAACATCAGGAAGTAGTGGTTCCTCAGGAACGTCAGGTTCTTCAGGTTCAAGTGGAACATCAGGAAGTAGTGGCTCTTCAGGAACGTCAGGTTCATCTGGCTCATCAGGAACATCAGGAAGTAACGGTTCCTCAGGAACGTCAGGTTCTTCAGGTTCAAGTGGAACATCAGGAAGTAGTGGTTCCTCAGGAACGTCAGGTTCTTCAGGTTCAAGTGGAACATCAGGAAGTAGTGGTTCTTCAGGAACATCAGGTTCTTCAGGTTCGAGTGGAACATCAGGAAGTAGTGGCTCTTCAGGAACATCAGGTTCTTCAGGCTCAAGTGGAACTAGTGGTAATTCATTTACAGGAGGTACTGTAACTTACGATTCTAATGGACGATTAGTTTTAGAAAGTGAAAATAGTTTAGATAATATTAATGTAGACGGTTTTAAAACAATAACTGGTGGTACATACTTATCCGCAACAACAACTTTAGAACTATACAATAATTTATCTGATACGATTCAAATTACAGGATTTACCACAGGTGGTGGTGATATTTCAGTTTCGGCCAATACTGGTTTAGGTATAATAGACCCTAATACATTATATACAATATACAATAGTAATTTAAGTGCGGATTTAGAAATGAATGAAGATGTTGGAGGACTAGACGCTGGAACAAGAGTTGACGATTTAACAGGAAAAACATTAGTTCAGTTATTTAATGATATTTTGTTTCCAACGGCATTACCCACATACACAAAACCAACAGTCACATTACAAGGTTTAAATAATCAAACTTTAGAAGTCGGTACTACTAAATCTATTGTTGTAAGTGGGTACGGAGATAAAAATGACGCTGGAGACTTTACAAGTATAAGGGTTAGAACAGGAACAACATCACCAAACGTCGATGTTGTTATAGATAATTCACCAACGGAATCTTCAATAACAAACATACCTGACCAATTTGGTTTTACTAACCCTAACAATCCAAATACGAGATTTACGTCTACACAATTATCCTACACATTAACAATACCAGAACCTACGATAGGTGAAGCCGCATCAACAGTTATGTATGACGCTGAGGGTGATTGTAACGCAGGGTTACCTAAGTTAGATAACAAAGGTAATACAGATACTCGCACCGCAGGTACTTCTGTAGATACACCACAACAAGCAAGAACTAACCTAAACTCGACAGACGTTACTATAACAGGTGTCTATCCATATTGGTACGGAGTCTCTACTTCACAACCAACTATCAACTCTATTCAAAACGCAATCTCAGGAGGCACCGCTAACAAATCTTCAATAACTAATAATCAGAACGATACAATAACGATAACTTTTAACGCCTCCTCTGAGTTTTTATGGTTTGCACATTTTGAAGAATATAATACAAAACAGAGTTATTATGTTACCGATTTAAACAAGGGTAATTTTGGCTCTTCAGGTTTATTTGAAACTGAAGTTATCGGTGCAATAGATAGTCCTGATGGGTATTGGTCGGGAGTAAATTATAAGATATACATAAGTAATTATCAGACAACGACAACAGGATTTGGGTCGATGGATTTAAACACAACTATAGTAACTTAAAAATAAAGACATGGCAATAACACTAAGTAATAATATAGGTTTAGAAGGTGGATTACCACTGGATTTTAGATATGGTCCGTATAGTAGTACTACCGCAGCCAATCAGGCGATAGTCTCTTCTAATAGACACGTAGGATTAACAGTTGGAATAGTTACCGGTACTACAGGATATAATGGTATTCAACTTACAGGTGCGACAGGAGGTATTGCCGATTATTGGTATTTTAGTGGTATAACTGATTCTGATTTAGTATTAAAACAAGAAGGAGGAGGGTCGGGTACTAGTGGTTCGTCAGGTTCATCAGGAACATCAGGAAGAGATGGTATTTCATCAGGAAGGATATACTATTTTAATGAATCGGTATCACAAACACCATCAAACTATAAAGATTTAAGTACCGGAATTACTACAACAGGAGAGGTAACTGTATCAGTACCACTTAGCTCTTCATCTACAGGTTTAACTTCTGAATTTATAACAGATGAATTAGGATTTGAATTAATACCCGGAGGTATTCAAACTTTTCATTTACATATGTTGTTACCACAAGCAAATGCGGACATTACGACATTTTGCACATTAGAATTAGCTAATTCCGGAGGCACATCATACGGACAAGTATTAACAACTAATGAGTATCAAATTCCTTGGATAAATGAAACCACACCTGTTGAAGTATTTCCTAATATAATATTCCCTACTACAACAATTAATTCTTCTGATAGAATGATTGTTAAAATTTATCTAAAAAACTTAGATACGACAAATCATACGGTAGTATGGTATACTGAAGGTAACACGAATTACTCATTTGTAACAACAACAGTTGGTGTTATAGGTAATGATGGTTCATCCGGCTCTTCAGGAACATCAGGTTCTTCAGGTAGTAGTGGAACATCAGGTTCGTCTGGCTCTTCAGGAACATCAGGTTCTTCAGGTTCAAGCGGAACTTCAGGAAGTAGTGGTTCATCAGGAACATCAGGTTCTTCAGGTTCGAGTGGAACATCAGGAAGTAGTGGTTCCTCAGGAACGTCAGGTTCTTCAGGTTCAAGTGGAACATCAGGAAGTAGTGGCTCTTCAGGAACGTCAGGTTCATCTGGCTCATCAGGAACATCAGGAAGTAACGGTTCCTCAGGTTCAAGTGGAACATCAGGAAGTAGTGGTTCCTCAGGAACGTCAGGTTCTTCAGGTTCAAGTGGAACATCAGGAAGTAGTGGCTCTTCAGGAACATCAGGTTCTTCAGGTTCAAGCGGAACTTCAGGAAGTAGCGGTTCATCAGGAACATCAGGTTCTTCAGGTTCAAGCGGAACTTCAGGAAGTAATGGTTCTTCAGGAACGTCAGGTTCATCTGGCTCATCAGGAACATCAGGAAGTAGCGGTTCATCAGGAACATCAGGTTCTTCAGGTTCAAGCGGAACTTCAGGAAGTAGCGGTTCATCAGGAACATCAGGTTCTTCAGGTTCAAGCGGAACTTCAGGAAGTAATGGTTCTTCAGGAACGTCAGGTTCATCTGGCTCATCAGGAACATCAGGAAGTAGTGGTTCATCAGGAACATCAGGTTCTTCAGGTTCAAGCGGAACTTCAGGAAGTAATGGTTCTTCAGGAACGTCAGGTTCATCTGGCTCATCAGGAACATCAGGAAGTAGCGGTTCATCAGGAACATCAGGTTCTTCAGGTTCAAGCGGAACTTCAGGAAGTAGTGGTTCATCAGGAACATCAGGTTCTTCAGGTTCAAGTGGAACTTCAGGAAGTAGCGGTTCATCAGGAACATCAGGTTCATCTGGCTCATCAGGAACATCAGGAAGTAGCGGTTCATCAGGAACTTCAGGTTCTTCAGGTTCAAGCGGAACTTCAGGAAGTAGTGGTTCATCAGGAACATCAGGTTCTTCAGGTTCAAGTGGAACTTCAGGAAGTAGTGGTTCATCAGGAACATCAGGTTCTTCAGGTTCAAGTGGAACTTCAGGAAGTAGTGGTTCATCAGGTTCTTCAGGTTCAAGCGGAAGTAGTGGAACTTCAGGTTCGTCTGGCTCATCAGGAACTTCAGGTAGTAGCGGAACATCAGGTTCATCAGGTAGTAGCGGAACATCAGGTTCGTCTGGCTCATCAGGAACTTCAGGTTCATCAGGTAGTAGTGGAACTTCAGGTTCGTCTGGTTCAAGTGGAACTTCAGGAAGTAGTGGTTCTTCAGGAACTTCAGGTTCATCAGGTAGTAGCGGAACTTCAGGTTCAAGCGGAAGTAGTGGAACTTCAGGTTCGTCTGGTTCATCAGGAACTTCAGGTTCAAGCGGAAGTAGTGGAACTTCAGGTTCGTCTGGCTCATCAGGTTCATCAGGTAGTAGCGGAACATCAGGTTCATCAGGTAGTAGTGGAACATCAGGTTCGTCTGGCTCATCAGGAACTTCAGGTTCATCAGGTAGTAGCGGAACATCAGGTTCGTCTGGTTCATCAGGAACTTCAGGTTCAAGCGGAAGTAGTGGAACTTCAGGTTCTTCAGGTTCAAGCGGAACATCAGGTTCTTCAGGTTCAAGCGGAACATCAGGTTCTTCAGGTTCAAGCGGAACATCAGGTTCAAGTGGAAGTAGCGGAACTTCAGGAACTTCAGGTATAAGTGGTGTTGATGGTACAAACGGGACTTCCGGTTCTTCAGGTTCAAGTGGAACATCAGGTTCATCAGGTAGTAGTGGAACATCAGGTTCATCAGGTAGTAGCGGAACATCAGGTTCATCAGGTAGTAGTGGAACATCAGGTTCGTCTGGTTCATCAGGAACTTCAGGTTCATCAGGTAGTAGCGGAACATCAGGTTCGTCTGGCTCATCAGGAACTTCAGGTTCATCAGGTAGTAGCGGAACATCAGGTTCGTCTGGCTCATCAGGAACTTCAGGTTCAAGCGGAAGTAGTGGAACTTCAGGTTCGTCAGGTAGTAGCGGAACATCAGGTTCAAGCGGAAGTAGTGGAACTTCAGGTTCGTCTGGTTCATCAGGAACTTCAGGTTCATCAGGTAGTAGCGGAACTTCAGGTTCAAGCGGAAGTAGTGGAACTTCAGGTTCGTCTGGCTCATCAGGAACTTCAGGTTCATCAGGTAGTAGCGGAACATCAGGTTCGTCTGGCTCATCAGGAACTTCAGGTTCATCAGGTAGTAGCGGAACATCAGGTTCGTCTG